GGCTTGGCAGGCTGTGCATGTCATTCGCCCTCCTGGATTCTGAGCGCCTTCTTTGCGCACTCCAGGCTGCCGATGTTTACTCGGTCGCCAGCGGCCTGCCTGGCCAGCAGTTTACGTGCCCAGTCTTTGCCATCGTTCATGGCCACAAACTCCACCGGGCCGATGGGCTTGGTTTCTGGCGGTGGCAGTCTGCGCGGCTGTTCGTCGCTGAAAGTCTTGCGCGGCATTACAGCCTTGCAGATCGACTCAAACTGCGGCAGGTTTGGCGGGAAGGCAGGGCACTCGTCGGCCAGGCGCTTGGCTGCCGTCTCGATGGTGTCCGGTGAATACTTGGCCAAGGCTGCCTCCCAGACCAGCATCGCAGCTCGGATGCCCTTGTCCTTGCCGTTGGCGTCGCGCTCGCCAGTGGAAAACTTGGTGGTGAACAGGCTGCCGTAAGAACCGTGCAAGACGATGAACAGCTTGCGGATCGTCGGGTTGTCGCCACGGGGTGATGGTTGTTGGCCAGCGGTTTGGATGGCCTGGCTTGCCATTTCAGCGAGGTTATTCATTGTCGAACACCCCATCAAAAATAGCTCGGGAGGCTGCAGCGTGTTTGTGCTCGTTGCGCCCTTGTGCGCTGCGCGTCGCGGTCTGCCTGCGCACCCAGTTTCGCCAGGTGGCTGGCCAATCGGTTTTGACGCCCTTCTGGCCAGGCTGTGCAATCCAGTAATCCAGGAACTCAGCAAACACCGTCTGCGGGTCAAGGTCAGCGCGTTCTTGCCTGCAAAACCCAATCCAATCGTCTGGCAACTCAAAACCTGTTGGCAGGCGCGTGCCGCGCTGCGTCTTTGTTTTCTTGTGTTCTGGGTCTTGTGTTATGTGTATTGTGTCTTGTGTAGCATTGCTTTCGCTATGCGTTCGCATTGCGTCTGCATCTTTGTGCTTGCTCCATCGTGCCTTGGCGCTCTCGCTGGCCTTGGTCGACTTCTCGCCAGCCCTGGCAATTTCAAGATCTGCTCTGTGGCTTGTCCATCCGTTTTCATTGCGGATGAAGAACTCCTGCAAAACGACCGCAATGCAGTCGGTATGCGTTCGCATCCTGATCAGGCGTGCGATCTCGCTGGTTTCCAAAGGCAAAGGGGTCTCGTGAAGGTAGTACCAATCCAGCATGCGCCGGTAGGCTAAGTCTTCAAGGTCTGAGAGGTGTTCGGTGTGGCTTTTGTAGTCGCCAATATTGAACTGGTAATAGTGCATTTTTTACCTTACTTCGTCGGTTCGCTTCACAAAAGAAACAGCGGCAGGACGGTGAAGAATCGTCTTTTCGGGAGCTACCCTAGCCGTGTTCAACATTCACTTTACCTCAGGCCGCAGGCTCATTCAAGCTCTTGCGGTACATGGCACCAAACCTTTTATCAAGGGCTGGACGCCACCGGAAGGCCACGCCATTGATCAGCCAGGCCTGGACAGCCGGGCCACTTGGGGCACCGATGGCCTTGGCCACTGCCTTATAGGAGCCGAGGCTCTTTCGGGCAAAGGCCAAGACCTGTGCATAGTATTGATCGTCTTTGTTCATGTCCGTAACTGTAGCACACATCCAACAAAAAAATAAAAGATTTTTTATCGTGGCTGTATAAATTTATCTTTTACTGTGCTATGATTCGTTTCACCAACAACCACCCACGAAAGGTAAGCACGATGGAAATCAAGCAGATAGCAGCAGCCCTGGTGAAAGCCCAGCGCGAGTTCGGGCCAGCCCTGAAGTCCAGCAACAACCCCCACTTCAAAAGCCGGTATGCAGACCTCGCGGCCTGCGTCGAGGCGGTGATGGACGGCCTTAACAACAACGGCATTGCCCTGGTGCAACAAACCCACGAGTGCGAAGCCGGGGTGATTGTTGAGACGGTTTTTGTGCACGAGTCCGGTGAGACCTACAGCGCAGGCAAACTGCACGTGCCAGCGGTCAAGCACGACGCCCAAGGGTACGGCAGCGCCCTGACCTATGCACGCCGCTACAGCCTGATGGCAGCCTGCGGTATTGCACCAGAGGACGACGACGGCAATGCAGCCAGCAAGCGCACGCCTGCGGTTCTGGACGGTTACGCCGAGTTCGAAAAGGCCACCCTGCCAGCCATGCGCGAGGCAGCCATGCAAGGAGAGAAGGCTTTGTCCGATGCGTTCATGGCCCTGCCCAAGTCAGCCCATAAGGCAGCCTTCTGGCAAGCCCAAGGCCCTGCCCTCAAGAAGGCATCCAAGACAGCCGACACACAGGGGGCAGCATGATCGAGCAAGGCACACCTGAATGGTTCGCCCAGCGCCTGGGCAAGGTCACCGCAAGCCGTGTGGCCGACATCATGGCCAAGACTAAGACCGGAGTTTCGGCCAGCCGGGGCAACTACCTGGCGCAGCTAGTGGCCGAGCGCCTGACTGGCCAAAGCGCCGACACCTTCAAAAGCGGAGCCATGCAGCACGGCACCGAAACCGAGCCACAAGCTCGGATGGTGTACGAGGCAGAGACTGGCCAGATCGTTGGTGAGGTGGCCATGATCACCCACCCGACCATTGAAATGTCGGGAGCCTCGCCGGACGGATTGGTTGGCGAGGATGGACTGGTCGAGATCAAATGCCCCAACACAAGCACGCACATTGCCACGCTGTTGGCCGACAAAGCGCCCAGCGGGTACATGGCCCAGATGCAGTGGCAAATGGCCTGCACTGGCCGCGCCTGGTGCGACTTCGTGAGCTTTGACCCACGGATGCCCGACGACATGCAGCTGTTCATCAAGCGGGTGCCACGCGATGAAGCCCTCATTGCAGAGTACGAGGCCGAGGTGATCAAGTTCCTGGCCGAGGTGCAGGAGACGGTCGACAAGCTCGTCGCCCTGCGGAGGTCAGCATGAACGGGCGCGACCTGCGCGACGCCGGGCTGGCGCTGGTTGCCAAAGGCCGCGAGGACTGGCTGGCTTATGCCAGGTCGGTTGCGGTCGAGGTGGCCGAGGCCACCGGCCAAGTCACCATCAACGAGGTCAGGGAGCGTGTGGAGCTGCCTGCCGACTACCACCCCAACACATGGGGTGCGGTTTTTAAGGGTGATGCCTTTGAGGCGATTGGATACTGTCAAGCAAACCACCCATCAGCCCACGCTCGGGTTGTTCGGGTTTACAAACTGAAGGAGCAAGCATGAAAGCAAACGGACTGGCACGCATCGGCAAAGACGCCGAGGTGCGATACACACCAGGCGGGGCAGCGGTGGCCAACGTCTCGCTGGCGTTCACCTACGGCAAAAAAGGCGACGACGGCAAGCGCCCGACGCAGTGGGTCGATGCCTCGCTGTGGGGCCAACGCGCAGAGTCGCTGGCGCCATACATCAAGAAGGGTGGCCAGATCGTGGCATACCTTGAGGATGTGAGCATCCAGACCTTCACCAAAGGCGATGGCACGCAGGCCACCAAGATGGTGGCACGCCTGGTTGATCTTGAGTTTGTGTCCGGTGGCGAGCAGGCAAGCAGCCAACCAAAGCCTCAGCCAAGACCACAGGCAGCACCACAGTCGCAAGGCTCAGGCTTTGACGACATGGACGACGATATTCCCTTTTGAAAACTGGAGCAACCATGAGCACACGCATTTACCTGGTCACCGACGTGGAGACCAACAAACACCGCCTGATTCGCGCAGGCAACCAAGCGCAGGCCATCCGGCACGCAGCCCAGACCCGTTTCGACATCGAGGTGGCTGGCCAGGACGATCTGGTCAGCCTGCTGACTGGTGGCATTCCAATCGAGCTGGCCGGTGGGCCTGCGACTGCAGATATGTTTGAGGAGGCCAAATCATGAGGCTGTTCATTGATGGAGAGTGGAACAGCTTTGGTGGCGAGTTAATTTCGCTGGCGCTGGTTGCTGAAGATGGCCGCACGTTCTATGAGGTGCTTGGCTGCGACCATCCAGACTATTGGGTGGCTGAAAACGTGATGCCAAAACTTGGAAAGCCGTCGATCACATTTGAAAGCCTGCAAGAACAGCTGGCCATCTTTATGCGCCAGTTCGAGTTTGACTCTGTGCACATCATTGCTGATTGGCCAGAGGACATTATGTGGTTCTGCAAGGTCTTGATCACCGGCCCAGGAACAAGGCTGGACACGCCACCTCTGACGATGGAAGTTTTGCGCGTTGATACCGTTTCAAAGAATCCACACAATGCGTTGGCAGACGCGCAAGCGTTGCGCGACTGGTATGTCAGCGTGAACATGAACTCAGTAAGGAGCGAGTAATGACAACCAAAAACAAGACCCAATACGTGACCGTCCGCCTGCCGGACGACATCATGGCCAAGCTGAAGGCCGAGGCCGAGCGCAACACCCGCAGCCTGTCTGCCCAGGTGCTGCACTACATCCGGCTGGAGCTGGACAAGGTCAAAGCATGAAGAAGGAGATCAAGGTCAGCATTGAGCTGTGGATGCACAAGTGGCCGGTGTTCGCTGTTGGTTTTGCCCATGGCGAGTTCTTCCTGTCTTTGTGGATCGTTGACCTGCGCGTCTGGCGGGGTTACTGATGGACAAGCGTTACATCCTGATGGCCATGCTTCGGCCATCCACCATCCACCTGGCTGCCTGCCGTGCCCTGCGGTGCGGGTCGCGGCCAGGCCTGTCGGTTTTCTTTGACCGGGTCGACAAGACCTTCAGCATTTTGGAGTTCAAACCATGACCGAAGACGAGATGAAGCTGGACATGTTGGTGGCCGAGCTGGAATACGAGAACCGGCTTTTACGGGCCAGAAACGAGCGACTGGTATCCGAGGCCCAGACAAGCAACTTTGAGCGCACAGCGGCCTGGCTGAAGGCCTGCGGCAAGGTTCCTGGGCCTGCTGCGCTGTCAGTGCAGATCGGCTGCCACATCGAGGAGTTCGTCGAGTTCCTGATGTGCATCGATTTTGATTCGGCCAAAGATCTGGAAATCCTGGAGTCGTGCGTGGCCGACATGCTGCACGTGGCTGCCGGACTGAAGAAGGGTCTGGTCATGGCCAGCATCAACCCAAGCGACCGCATCGAGGCGCTCGACGCTTTGTGTGACAGCGAGGTCACCGGCAACGGTGTGGCGTACCTGGCAGGCTTCGACAAGCGTGGAGCCGACCAGGCCGTGCTGGCCAGCAACGACGCCAAGCTGGTGGACGGTAAGCCGGTGATCCTGCTAGGCGGGAAAATTGGGAAGCCGCCGAATTGGCAAGCCCCAGACCTATCGGGGTTCGTGTGAAGAAAAAGCGCCAGCCACGCCCGAAGCGGTACACATTGCTCGACGAGATGACCGCAAGTCCGACCGAACCTTTGCCACAGGCTTGGCGGACGCACCAGCTCACCAAGATGTACCAAGGCCTGCACAACCTGGAGCAAGGCGAAGACCCGCAGCCAAACGACTGGCGGCTGGTATCGGACGCCATCAACCTGGTGGAGACGCTGGCGCAGGAGATGAAGGTTTGCGAGGATGGCAGCGGCCTGCTCATGGACGCCATCACCGCCATGGCCAAGGCAGGCAGGCGCAGCAAGGCAGGGCAAAACCTGCGCCTGGACGGTGAAGGCATCGTGGCCGTGCGCTCCATTCTGAGCGACTATGCCGAGCTGATCGATGTGCTGCCAGCCAGGGTGATGGTGCGTTGCCACCGGCTGACCGAGAAACGTATCCAGGACATGCTGGACGGAAAGCGCAGGCCGCATGATGTGGAAATCTGCGACTTATAGGGATAACCCCTACAAAATAATCTTGCATTGATTGTGGGTGTTCGTGGTAAGATGTGGGTATCGCAACCAAGGAGCCAACATGAACAAGCTGATCGAAACCTTCCGCAAGTGCCCGACACCTTCCAACCGCGCCAAGCTGCAGACCTACCTGCAAAAGCACATGATGGCCCTATGCCTGGCAACACCTGAAGAGATTGCCTTCCTCAAGGCCCACGAGTTCAAGATTTAAGGAGCCAACCATGCAGATCAAACGCTACCACGTCATCCTGGCCGCCATCGGCCTCATCATCGCCATGGGCATCGTCGGCCAGTCCGACTTCGAGGAAGAGCAGCGCCAGGCCGAGCAATACTGCGAGATGGTCAAGCTCTGGAAGCAGACCAAAGGCCAGGCCGGTTGGCCTGCCTACAACGGTGAAGGGATGTGTAAATGACTGAAATCGAAAGCCGCGTGGCAGGCATTCCCTGCATCATCCGAGTGACCCACTTTGAAAGCGTGCGCGGGTCGTACAGCTACAACGCGCCAAGCGACATGGACTATTACGGCTACAGCGAGTGCGAGTGGGAAGTGCTCGACCGCAATGGCCGTCCGGCTGCCTGGCTGGAACGCAAGCTCACGGACGCCGACCGCAGCCGCATCGATCAGGAGATCGAGGAAGCCATGACCGAGGATGCATACTGATGGACGCGCTCGGCCACTACGACAGGCTGTATGGAGATCTTGGCCTGTCTCCAAAGGACGCCGCCCAGTGGGTGTTCGTCTCAGGCTGGAACAGCGCCATGCAGGAGGCCATGAAGCGCATCCAGGCCATGCCACTGCAGCCAGACACCAAAGCATCGTTTGCGGTCTATTTCCAGCAGATGATGCACGTCGACCCATCAACTATTCAAGCGAGGATGCAATGAGCCAGCTTCGACCGACGATGGCTAAAAATAGTCCACGCGGCATGGAGATAGTGCACCTTGGATCGCGTGCACAGCGTGAGTTTATTGAAGCAGAGGCCATCGATATTTTCATCACCATGACGAATGGTGGCTGCACATTTCAGCAGGCCTTGGCTGCGATCTTTTTGAGTGGCATGAACGCAGCCAAAACAGTTATGGATCAAAAGGCCTGAGAGCTTGTTTCAGCGCTTTCCAGCTCTCTGCCTGGCGTTGGTATCAGCCTGCCATTGATCGCGGCACTCAGGGCCGCAGAATCGCCTGTCAGCGGACACGGGCTCTTCGCAGTAGTGGCACAGGCCAGTCGGTTCAAGTCGCTGGTGTGACTGCCTGGCGGTGGTCAGGCAGGCCTCGCGCTCTTGTTCTTCTCGGATGGTGGCTTGGTCTGAAACGTCGGTCATAAAAAAGACCCGGCACAGAGGCCGGGCAAGGCTGCCGAAGCAGCAGGGAGACAACTGCTAAGCCTTGCCCTTGATGCGCTCGAAAGTGCGAAGACCACCCAAGCCTAACATGCCGGTCAGCAAGACCATCAGGGTCTCGTTGTCGATCGGTGGCAAAGGCGGCACGGAGCCACCAAAAACGGCCACCAGCCACGGCAAAACAGGCTGCAGGAGGAACTGGTACACCAGGCCGAAAACGCACGCCCAGCC